ACATTTCGTTATAATGGTGCAACTATTATAACTGAAAAATGCAGTATAAAGGCACTTAGCTATGCTGATGCAAAGGAAATTGTAAGGCTACGGATTATGCAGGAATTTAGTCACTTGGATAGTGAACTAATGGCATTTAGGTTTGTAGGAAAGTATGAATTAAATAAATAAAAAAATTATGAAAAGGACTTAGAAATTTTTATATAACCTTGTTTGTACTATTAATAATACTATTGTGTATGATTTTATATACAATTTTGGAGTAGTTATTTTTTCTTAATGTGTTGATTTTGTTGGTTTTGTGTTTTTTGGAGTGGATTTTGTAGGATTATTTGTAAATAACCAACTTAAAAAAAAATGGAAAATCAAAATTATGTTATAGCATTTCCTTGTTCAAGGAATAATACTCGTTATGTAAATGGCTCAAATAAAGGTGCTGACAATACATCGTGTGCGACAATATTTTCAAGCGTTGAAGATGCTGAAAAAGAAATTGAAAAGATAAAAGCACCGTTGAAAGAATGGGAACAAGACAACTGTAAATTATGGATTGAAGATATAGAGGGAAATATACAATAAAAAAATAGATTATGAAAGCAAAAGCAATTAAAATTAAAAGGACAATTTCGGGTAGATTTGAATTTCACATTCCCGAAGCAATGAGTGGTACGGAATTTGAAGCGTGGAAAAAAAATAACATTCAAAACATTAAAAATTTTAGCGATAGTGATAAGACCGAAATTTTGTTAAATTTGTAATAAAAAAAAGATATGAGCAAAGTAATTATAACACGAAAACCAAGCGTAAAAAAAGCAGGTAAAATCTTCAAAAGTTTTAAATATGACATACCCGAAGGTTGGAGTAGGCATAGATTCGATGATTTTTTAGCCGATAATAAGGCTACTGTTTCAGCGTTTAAAAAAAGTAAATTAAAGCACATAGTGTTAAGCGTATGAGAAAGTTTAAAAAATACACATCAAATTTAAAATGCAAACAACAAACGGAATTGATTTATTGGGTAGTTCGGGAACTACATTAATTTTAGATATGTGGGACAATCCAATAAGAGTTGAAGTAAATGAGGTTGGTGAAACCATCGAAATGGTTTACAAGCAAACATCAATGCTTACTTTAACCATTTATCCATCACCAAAAGTAAGAGTGTTTAAAATTATTTATTCTTGCGTAGATGGTAAATGGAATAGGTCAGAACCTATTTTTGGCTGATAATAAAGGTAATCAATTTTAAATATTTGCGAGAGAACAAATTAAATAAATTATAAAAACTATGATACTATTTGAACCAAAACACGAGAATTGCACCCAAGCGGTAAAATGGCATTTAAAACGTTATGGAAGCATAACACAACTTCAATGCTTAAAGAAATACCATAGCTGGAAACTAAGCCGTATAGTAGGCGATTTAAAGCGACAAGGTATGGACATAAGAACGACATCCGAAGAAGTAGAAACAAAGTGGGGTTATAAAACTACAATTGCGATATATCATTTTACTGGGTAAATTTGTAGAATGTATCAAGATATAATTGACGAGTTAGTTAAAGTTAAATATATCAGAGATACTTGCAATATTGCCGGTCCATTAGCGGATGATTTATTTCAACATATATGGGTAAGAATTTTAGAATTTCCAAGAGATAAAATTGAATCCATTAATAAAAAAGGGTATCTACAATTTTACATTTGCCGAATGATTATAAATGAAGCTCGAAATAAAAATAATCCATTTTTAAAAACCATAAAATTCAAAACCGATCCGATAAAAGAAATTGAAATTGAAGAGTACGATTTAGAATCTGATATTGATTTTGAAACCAAAACCACCCATATTAAAGAAAAGTTAAATGAAATATTTTGGTACGATAAAAAGATATTTGAATTATATTTGGAATTTGGAAGCCTTAGAAAAGTGGCAGCTCAAACCGGGATTAAATATGGAGCAATTTACCAAACTGTTAATAAAGTAAAAAGAATAATTAAAAATGAAAATCCTTCTAATCGGCCAACACAATAACGGAGTATATTACCACAGGCTGCACGTTCCTTACCAAGCCCTTTCGAGATCAGGGTATGACATTTTAAGCACTCAAATCGCTGATGATATAACCTTAGAAGAATGCAAGATGTTTGATGTCGTTGTTTTTAACCGTAACATATCATCGAAATTTGATCCCGCACCGATATTTACAAAACTTAAATTAGCCAAAACAAAAATAATTATGGACATAGATGATTACTGGTATATTAGCCCAGGACATCCAATGTACACATTTGCTCGGAAAACTAATTTTGCCCAATGCTGTATTGATCAATTAAAATATTCAGACTATATAACGACAACACATCCTTATTTACGAGATTATATTATCAAAGAAGGCATACCGAAAAAGAAAGTATTTGTTTGCAAAAATGCTATTGATCCATTAGAGCCACAATTTGCCCAAAAATTTAACTATGGGGATTCAATAATGTGGCAAGGAAGCTCAACACACGCAATGGATCTGGAACTATTAAAAGAAATACAACAACCTATAACCTTATGCGGTTATGTGTATTCTGAGGAATGGTTTGAAATGTCCTCAAAAATAAAACACCCTTTAAAAAAGGACCATTTAAGTATGATTGAATATATGAACCACTATCAAGAAACCGGAATAAGTCTAATTCCTTTAAAAGATAATAAATTTAACAAATTCAAATCGGAATTAAAAATGATTGAAGCGGGGTGGGCAAGTAAACCGGTTATTGTTTCAAAAATTCATCCTTATAAAAGGATAAGCAACCATATGATTAACTGTTTGGAAGCATCAACCCCGGATGAATTTAAAAAATACACTGAATTGCTAATTAAAAACCCCCAATTGCAAGAAGATTTAAGAGGTAAACTAAACGAAGAAGTAAAATCAAAATATTTAATTGAAACACAAAACGAAATAAGACAAGAAATTTTAAAATTATGAAACTTTCATTAGGATTAATCGGAAAATGTTATGACTACAAAAAGTCAAAGGCGGTGCAACTTGGCGAGTATGGTAATGAACTGAAAAATTACTACCAACAAACCTATAATGCATCGGTGGATTTAAACTGTTCAGGGTGTATAGGCCGGGCAATGACAAGAATAATTAAAGATAACGAATTATGAGCCTAATTGCCATGTGTTGCCACGACACGGAAGAAAACAAACGAAGTGAGTTAACTTATCAAACGCTTTATTCGATTAGAAAAACGGTAGACTTGCATAAGCATAGATTAATTGTCGTAGATAATGGATCTTGCCGTAGAACGAAAGAAATTCTAAGTTCGATGAGTGAAGATCGCCACTACGAGTTTGATGTAATTTGGTTACCTGAAAATATAGGAACGGCGGGAGCAATAAACGAAGCTTGGAAACGAAAAAAAGAAGGAGAAAATTTAATTAAGATGGATAATGATGTAGTTATTCATTCAGATGGATGGGTTGATGAACTTGACCGAGCAATAGAACGTGATCCACAAATAGGAATCATTGGATTAAAACGAAAGGATTGTATAGAAACTCCATTTAGGGCGGATGACTACAAATCTGAACTCTATATGCTACCTCACGAACCATATGAGCCGTGGATTATAGTTGAAAAAGCTAAACATATTATAGGAACTTGTCAAATGTACTCAGCTGAATTAATAAAAAAAATAGGCTACCTTTACCAACCATCCTTATATGGCTACGATGATGTGCTTGCAAGTTATCGTTCTAAATTGGCTGGGTTTTATAATTGTTTTTTACCTCACATTGAACTTGACCATATCGACAACACCCCGACCGACTACTGGCAATGGAAAAGGGATGAAGCAGCTAAAGTAGATATTGAGCATCAAAAAATAGTACACGAATATTTAACTGGGAAAAGACCAATTTATTACAATGTTTAAATTAATCACAACCGCAAGCGACCTCCCCCCAACTCAAACCTTAGTTAAATCGTTAATTTTGAATGGGTGGGATTATGAAATATTATTCCACCAATGGATGGGATTTGGTGATAAAATACTAAAGACTTATGACTATTTGAAAAACAATCCTCACATTAAATACTTTATATATTGTGATGCCTACGATGTGATTACAATCGACTCAATGAAAAACACTTTGAAAAGGATAAAAAACAAAGACTCGATCATTGTAAGTGCTGAGAGGAATTGCTGGCCCGACCCTGATAGAGCAGTAAACTATCCTGAAACCGCAAGTCCCTGGAAGTTTGTAAATTCAGGTTGCTATTTTGCAAACGCTGAAATGTTTAAAAAGTTAGTAGAACAAAATCCAATTCAACAACACACCGATGACCAGCGATGGTTTACGGACCAATTTTTAAAAGGATCAGTAGATATTGATTCAAATTGTAATATCTTTCAAAGCATAGCATTTGGGCAAGACTCAGATTTTGAACTAAAAAATGATAAATTAATAAACACGATAACAAAAACCAAGCCGGTATTTATTCACGGAAATGGTAAAACTGATATGTCACGATGGAAACACTTAGCGAACTCATAGAAAACTGGAAAGACACATCAGAAAGTCATCAAAGAATCCACGATTTATTTTGTCAAAAAACAAACCAAAATCCAAAGTTAAAAAGACTTAGGGATTATGTAGAAGCTAATGCTTTTGGATTTGGCGAAAGGTCATTTTATTGGATGTGGAAATTAATTACAGACGATTTAAAGAACAATCTAAAGTTTTTAGAGGTGGGAGTGTTCCGAGGGCAAACAACTTGTTTAATTAGCTTGTTAAAGCCAAATGCAAAAGTGACAGGAATAACCCCACTTGATTCAACCGATGGGCATTGGGAATCTGACTACAAAAAAGACATTGAACATCTTCACGAGTTATTTCTAACCGAGCAACCAAACATAATAAAAGGACTATCTACGGACCAAGAGATAATAAAACAAGCCAAAGGAAAATATGACATCGTTTATATTGATGGAGGACATCAATACGAAGTAGTTAAATCAGACCTAATAAATTACCCTTCAATGGTAAAAAAAGGAGGGTATCTAATAATAGATGATTGTGCTAATAAATACCAAATACCATTCGGAATGTTTGGAGGTATAGAAACCGTAAGCCGAGCAGTAGATGAATGGAAAAATCAAGAATTCAAAGAACTATTTAGCGTAGTTCATATCAGAGCATTTAAAAAATTATGAGAACGAACCCACCAATTAAACAAAAATATATAAAAACTCCTGAAATAATGCTTGAGTTATTTGAAAATTATAAAAGGTTAGTTAAATTAAACCCAATTATAGTAGTAGACTTCGTAGGAGGTAAAGGAGAAAGAGCAGAAAGAGAAAAAGAACGACCCCTTACAATGGAAGGCTTTGAAATACATTGCTTCAAAGAAGGATTAAACTCAGACCTAAGCCCATATTTTGCAAATAGAGAAGGAAGATACGAGTCCTATATCCCCATCTGTATGCATATAAGGAAAGAAATCCGTGATGATCAGATTACTGGAGGTATGGCGGGCATCTACAATCCTTCTATTACTCAGCGACTTAACGGCTTAGTTGAGAAAACTCAGAACGAAAACATCAATAGAGAAATTCCTTTATTCCCAGATATAAGTGAGTGAGTTTGTCAGGACATCTGCCATCAATAAATTAAAGCTTATGACTTCTCGAAAGAGAATAGTACAGGGCGGCACAAGTGCTGGGAAAACATTTGGCATACTTCCTTTGCTGATAAACTCAGCTTTAACCACTCCAAATAGTGAAATAAGCGTAGTGAGTGAATCTATACCCCATTTAAGGAGGGGGTGTATAAAAGACTTCCTGAAAATAATGATGTGGACCAACCGGTATATAGATGACAACTGGAATAAATCCCTACTTACCTACACGTTTACAAATGGATCTTATATTGAGTTCTTCTCGGTTGAGCAACCCGACAAGTTGAGAGGTGCAAGAAGGCAAGTCTTATACATAAACGAAGCAAACAATATCGACTTTGAAAGTTATTATCAGTTAGCCATTAGGACATCAGGTAATATATGGATAGACTTTAACCCTACATCAGAATTTTGGGCTCATACGGAGGTATTAGAGGAACCCGACTCTCAAAGGTTAATACTTACCTATAAAGATAATGAAGCATTGCCTGACACCATCAGAAACGAAATAGAACTAAATAAGAAAAAGGCCGAGCATAGCAACTATTGGGCAAACTGGTGGAAGGTGTATGGATTAGGGGAGATAGGAAATCTTCAAGGGGTAGTATTTAGTAACTATTCATTGATTGACCATTTACCCGAAGAAGCTAAATTACTTGGTTATGGAGCTGATTGGGGGTTTACAAACGACCCCACGACTTTAATAGCGGTGTACCAGTACAATGGTCAGTACATCTATGACGAGGTTATGTATGAAAAAGGCTTGGTTAACTCGGAGATAGCCAATAGATTTAAGACAAAAGGAGTATCGAAGGCTCACTACATATATGCAGACTCAGCCGAACCTAAGACTATTCAAGATATTGCAAGCTATGGGTATAGGATTAAAGGAGCAGAGAAAGGGAAAGACAGTATAATCCACGGAATTGGACTGCTTCAAGAGGGGCATTTTATGGTTACAAAGCAATCAACAAACCTAATCAAAGAACTTAGGAATTACGTTTGGGATACTGATAAGTCAGGGAATCAAATAAACCGACCTATTGATGGATGGGATCATTGCATCGATGCGGTTAGATATTATATAATTTCACAACGGAAAAACTCAGGAAAATACGATTTAAGGTAAAAATAAAACCCCTTGCTACGACTGGGCCGAGTTAACTTCGCCCACCGTGTGAAGACAAATAAAAAGATATGAATTGGAACGACATAACAATTAGACAATTTTACGAACTTCAGAAGGTTAATGACCTCTATGATGATGAATTTGACCGCAAATTAGCGATGATAGCTATTTGCCAAGGAGTGGATTTTGATGAAGCACTTGAGTACCGGGTGCATTATGTGGCTGAACTATCGAAAAAGTATGAGTTCTTAAACGAACCAATGAAAACTAAGGTAGCAACCAAGTGGAAAGAATATACCTTTGAACTTAAACTTTCTAATTTAAAGGCCGGTCAAATGATTGACTTCCTTGAAACGTGCAAAGAAGATGTTGAAACTAAGCTGCATATTATTTTAGCTATTTTAGACACAAGTAAAGTTGATTTTGAAACCAAAGAAAAGGACTTATTAAATTGCCCAGTTCCAATTGTAAAAGGGATAAGTGATTTTTTTTTTCTCAAATACAACTTATCACAAAGAACTATCCAAGAGTATTCCCTCCGCAAAATGAAGATGATGAACAAGATATTGAAGAGCCAAATAAAGGAAGCAGCTTTGTAGAACTATGGAGTTGGTTTATATGGTTAGAAAAACTTAGCCAATCGAACAACTGCAAGGTTTCAGAGATATACGATTGGAAAGCCGCCGAACTCTTAAACTGGATGGAATACATTTTAAGTAAAGAAATTTATAACGAACAACAAAAATGAGCAAAGAGGTAGATTTTTTAGAGGTATTCTTTCAAACGGCCATTGATAAGATAACTGAGAACCTTCGGACAATGAACGATTCCAAAGGTCACAATCGTTATGCGAGTGGAGTAACCGCCCAGGAGATAGGGCAAGCCGATACTCAACAGATAATGGAGTATGCTGATAAATGGGTAGTCCAAATCTATATGCCAAAGTATTA